TCCGTAACCTTCATCCCATCGAAACTTGAAGACAACCAGATTCTTGTCAACGCCGATCCCGGCTACAAGTCCAAGCTGATGCTCATGCGTGACCACGAGCGCCTACAGATGCTTGGCGGCAACTGGGATGCTAAGGAGTCTGCGGGTTCGTACTTCCAAGACAAATGGTTCAGTTACATCGTCTCAATTGACGAGAATGGCTATCCCGTCTATGCGGGCGCAGACGGCCCAAAGCGCCCACCGTGGACGCCAGACAGCATCATCAACGCATTGACCGAGAAAGGCACAAGGTGGGTCAGGTATTGGGATTTGGCCTCTACAAAGCCTCATCCGGGAAACCCTGACCCCGATTACAGCGTTGGTGCATTGATAGGCAAGCAGAAGAGTGGCCGATATGTCATTGCTGACATCGTTCGCTTTCAGGGAAGCCCGCACACTGTTGAAGCCAACATGGTCGCCACCGCCAAGAAAGACGGAAAGAAGATCAAGATTGTGCTTGAGCAGGAGCCGGGATCGTCCGGCAAGATCGCTGGCGAGTACCTTGTGAGCAAATTGTCTGGTTACAACGCTCGCCTACTCCAGAAACGATCCTCAAAGGAAGAGGATTGGCAGGGACTATCAGCCCAAGCGGAGGCCGGTAACGTCGATATAGTCACAGCACCTTGGAATGATGAACTGATGAAGGAACTTGAGTCTCTTGGTGGCCCATGCCGCCACGATGACCAAGGCGATGCGTGTTCTGGCGGGTTCAACCAGCTTAATAATGGAAGTTCCTATACCTTGATGCACATTGGATAGGTGGCTACTTGCAAGTTAATCGAAGTTGCGTGGTATCCTCTGCCACCATGAGCGTAAAACTTGACGAAAATCTCACGGCGAAGACTCGAAAGGGTGATAAATCGTCGTCTTTTTCGTTTCAAGAACTTGGTAGTGCGGCGTAATGGGCAAGATTCATCAATTTGTTGATAATCTTGTCAACGTCGGCTTGCAGCTTAATTCGGGACGAGCCAAGTCCATCGGAACGCGCTACCAAGCCAGCCCACTAAGCGATGTTGAGATTACCAACGCCTACCGCTATGCGTGGTTGCCGCGAAAGGTGGTTGATGTCCCCGCTGAGGACGCTACCCGAGAGTGGCGGCAGTGGGATAACAAGAAAGTAACCGCACTTGAAGAGAAACTACGCCTCAAGCAGCGCACGTTCGAGGCATACCAGTCTGCCCGCCTGTACGGTTACGCCGGAATATACATCGGCACCAACAAGAAGCGTGTTGGAGCGCCACTGGACGAGTCTGAAACCATCCAGAGCCTTACGGTAGTCAACCACGACTACCTTTCGGTGAACGATTGGGACAACGATCCCACGAGCGAGAACTTCGGCAAGCCAAAGTACTTCCGCATTGGCAACCTTGACGTACACCCATCCCGCGTTGCCCTGTTTATCGGCAACGAGGTTCCGGGTGACAACAACTGCCTTGGCGATTCGGTACTTCAATCGTCCTACGATGCCCTGAAGAACGCTGATTCCGTCGCTGCAAACGTGGCTGAGCTGGTGTTTGAGGCGAAGATTGACGTAGTGAAGGTTCCCGGCCTGATGCAGAACGTCGGGGATCAGGAATACGTTGATGCCTTGAACAAGCGTATTGCACTGATGATGCAGTACAAGAGCGTCAACAACGCGCTGTTGATGGACTCGGAAGAGGAATGGGACCAAAAGCAGATCGTGTTCGGTTCATTGAACGATCTGCTGATGACGGCCTACCAGATTACTGCCGGTGCCGCCAACATCCCCATGACCCGCCTGCTTGGCCGCTCTGCTTCTGGCCTCAATGCCTCCGGTAACAACGAGATTCGTGACTACTACGATACGGTTCGCAGTATCCAGACGATGCAGCTTGAGCCTTCGTTGCTTCACCTTGACGAACAGCTTTGCCGTAACTGCAATGCACCGAACGCTGATTACACATGGGTTCCGTTGTGGCAGTTGGATGAGCAAGCGCAAGGGCAGACCAACCAATACAACGCTTACGCGATTGGCAATCTTGCCAAGTCTGGCTTGTTCACGCCCGAGTCGCTTGCGGAGGCCGCCGTGGCGATGATGGGGCGTAAGGAACTGAAGGTAGCGCCAGAGCCAAGACCCACTGCTCAATCACCTGACCCGTTGTTGCCTGACCCGAATGCTGTGCTGCCGCCTGACCCTACCGTTACAGCAACGAAAAAGTAATATAGGATACGCGCATGGACTTTGTTGATTCCATTCAAATTGCCGATGGCACCATGCGCCGCACGAAAGACGGCTACCTTGCCGCGACGGCGCGTGTCGCCCGTGGCAACAACGTGCAGAGGTATCTAGGATCGGAGATGGGCAAGCCAGATAAGTCGTTTGTTGACGTATACCGTCCTGATAGTGAGGTATTCGACAAGGAATCCTTGCATAGCTTCGCGCACCGTCCACTGACCAACGATCATCCGCATGAGGCGGTGACTTCCGACAATTGGAAGGAGCACGCAAAAGGCTATACGGGGGATCGTATTGCCCGCGATGGCGAATACATCCAAGTTCCTCTACTGATGACCGATTCCGACACCATCAAAGCGATGGAAGACGGGAAGCGCGAGTTGAGCGTGGGTTATCAGGCTGAAATCGAGTGGAAAGACGGAGTAACACCATCCGGCTTGCACTATGATGCGATTCAACGCAATATCCGTGCCAACCACATTGCCTTGGTAGACAGGGCGCGTGCTGGGCATGGAGCAAGAATTGGCGACAATCTTAAGTTACTCCAAGAATGCCCTGATTATGTAGAAAGGCTACTTGAGTTTCAAAAACGAGAATCTAGCACTCGTAAACTTGCTGGAGAACCAATACAGGAGCCGAACATGGCTGACAATCGAACGGTCGTCGTGGACGGCCTCACTGTGGAAACGACCCAGCAGGGCGCGGAGGTCATCAATAAGCTGCAAGGCTTGCTTGCTGACTCCAAGACCTCTCTGGTTACGGCCCAGACTGCGCATGACGCTGCGCTGGCTACCAAGGATGCGGAGTTGGCAACGAAAGACGCCAAGATCGCAGAGTTGGAGAAAGCGAAGATGTCTGACGCCGACTTCGACAAGGCCATTGCCGAACGCGCCGACCTGATTGCGACTGCGAAGTCCATCAAGGACGGCGAGTACAAGGGTTCGCCCGCCGACATCCGCAAGGCTGCTGTCGTGGCTGTGTTGGGTGATGAGGCGATCAAAGACAAGTCGGAGGCGTATGTTGATGCGCGCTTTGACATTCTTGCCGAAGATGCCAACAAGGCTGATCCGGTTCGCAAGCAGCTTGCCGACGGCAAGAAGCATGAAGTTGTAGATTCGCAGACCGCTTACGACGAGCGTATCTCGAACGCTTGGAAGAACAAGGAGAACACCAATGGCTGATACCATTCTCACTGATGTCGGCGTAGCTGGCGGCATCGCGGACATGAGCGCCGCAAACCTTCTCAGCCGCACGGTTGAGGACTCCGCTGGTATTGCCTTTGGCTTGCCGGTCAAGCAGGGCACCAATGACCACGGCTGCACGGCTGGCCTTGCTGCGGGCAACTTCATCGGCATCACCGTTGCCGAATCGCCCAAGTCGCAGTTCAATCAGTACGACGATGCCCGAGTCATGGACTTCGGCGCGATCTGGCTGACTGCTGGTGGCACCATCGCTGCTGGTGACCCGATCATGTGTACTGCCGCTGGCGTATACAAGAAATACGTTGCCACCACTGCGAGCAACTTCAAGCTGGACGGCTACGCCGAAACCAGTGCTTCGTCTGGCGCGTTGTTCAAGCTTCTGTTGAACAGCACCAACGCCGTTGCGGCATAAGGAGAGTCACATGCCTATCAATCTGAATGACGCAACTGCCGTCGAAACCTACCTTCAGGGTCAAACGACCCGGATTGAGCGAGTTGTCAACGAAAGTGTGACTTCTGGCATCCTGTACCCGCAGTTCTTGCCGGTGATTACCGCTGGCAACCCGTGGGCACCTTCGACCACCTTCGTCTCTGCGAATCATCAGGGTCAGGCGGGCTACATCAACGGCAACGCCGATGACGTGCCGATGGCTGATGCTGGCTTGGATGCGACTGTCCAGCAGGCTTACATGGGTGGTATTGGCTACGGATACGGCCTTGAGGAAATCAACGCCTCGCGGCTTGGTGGCTTCAACCTTGCTGAAGAGAAGGCGTATGCCGCACGTCGCGCCTATGAAGTGAAGATCGAGGACATCGCGTTCAACGGCGATGCCGCCAAGGGCTTCACTGGTCTGAAGGGTGTTTCCGCCTCCACCGCAACGCCTTTGGGTAGCACCATCACCAAGTGGGTTGCTGGTACGACCACCGCCAACCAGATCGCTCTTGACCTTGTTGGGCTGGTGAAGAAGACCGGCGCTGGTAACGTCCCGACTGCCGACACCATCGTCATGGATGACGCGCAGTTCGACATTGCCGACACCACGTTCTTTG